ACAACTCTTGTTACGGTAATTACAAGTACTACTACCTATGCATTATCTGATAGTACATTGGATGCATTGGAAGTTGTATTACGTAGGGACGGTACAGATGTTCAATTACAAAGAATTAGTTTTGAAGAATTTCAACTTGTTCCTAATAAGACACAAACAGGAAGACCTACTCAATTTACCATAAAGAGAGATAGAGATAATCCTACAATATATCTTTGGCCTCTTCCTGAAAACTCAACAGATATTCTAAATATTGAAGGTATTAGGGAATTAGAAGATTCAAGCACATCTCGTGAAAATGCAGATATTCCCAAGAGATTTCTTCCACCCCTTACATGTGGTCTTTCCTATTATCTTTCCATGAAAACTCCCGGTACTGAGATGGACCGTATTGGAATGTTAAAGTCTAATTATGAAGCATTATTACAGACAGCTTTAGAGGAGGACAGAGAAAGAGCAAATCTGTTTCTTAAACCCAAACTAGGGTATATTTAATGGCCAGTAATAAAAATGCTCTGGCTATGTGTGATACGTGTGGCTTTGTTTATCCACATAGAGTAATGAAATTGAATAGTTATGGGATGCTGGTATGCCCACAGGATTTTGATGGTCAGTATGATCTGAAGAATAGTCCATTAAATAAAGTACCTGATGTTAGAGATGATCCAACGATACGTAACCCACGTCCTGATACTGGTGGTAGATTTATAGATTGGCAAGCTGCCAGTAATAATTGGGACGCAGAAGATAGATGGTGGCAAACGATATGAGCACAACATTAACAGGTAAACAAATATCAAATAGTTATAAACAACTCATTAAAATGGCTAGAAGCACTAATGAGGGTGTATCCAATGATCTTACACAGATTCAAACTGGAGATGGTACTAATATAGCATTAAAGGTAGCAACAGGTGCTGTTCATGCTACAGGTACTTTTGGTGTGGATGGTAATGCATCTGTATCTGGTAATGTACTTATTGGTGGTACTGTAACAATATCTGGTGATAATGTTGCAGCTCCAAATGCCAAGGTATGTGCCTCTGCATTTTATGGGGATGGATCTAATATTACAGGAATAACTGCTGATGTAGGAGGAAATATTAGTGTAAGTAATATTACTGTAGGTGGTAATGCCTATGTAAGTGGTACTTCACAATTTGTAAGTAAAGTGGACTTTGATGATGACGTATGTGTATCAGGAAATTCTATACTCGTAGGTAACTTGGCCGTAGGTGGTACTACTACCATAGGAGGAGCAGTTAGTATTGCAGGGGCATTAAGTGTAGGAGGTGCTGCTAATTTTGCCAGTACCGTAACAATAGTTGGTGCTACTAATCTACTTGGTTCTGTAGCTGTTTCCGGTAAAGCAGAGTTAGGNGGAGATGTTTGTGTATCAGGAAATTCCATACTTGTAGGTAATNTAACAGTTGGAGGAACTACTACGATAGGTGGTGCAACCAGTATTGCAGGAGCATTAAGTGTAGGAGGAGCTACAAACTTACTAAGTACATTAACGGTAGCTGGTAAAGCTGAGTTTGATGGAGATGTTTGTGTTAGTGGTAATTCAAGAGTTGTAGGTACTCTTATCGTAGATGGGACAGCTACTATTGGTGGTACAGTAACAATGGCAGATTCTCTTGGTGTAGGAGGAGCCTTATCTGTTGTAGGTAATACATCTCTTGGTGGTAATCTTAAGATAGCAGGAACTGTTACCATAGCTGGTACAGGAATACAGGCTGCAAATGCAAAAGTTTGTGCAAGTGCTTTCTACGGAGATGGATCAAATCTTACTAATGTTCCACAAACAGGAAATGTTTCCGTTTCAACTTTACGAGTTACAGGTAATGTTACGATTGGTGGTATTCTTAGTGTAGCAGGAGCTGTTAATTTCTTGAGTACGGCCACTGTATCTGGAGCTTCAGGTTTTCTTAGTTCTGTACGGGTATCAGGAGCAACATCATTAGCAAGTACTCTGGATGTGGCAGGGAATGTATCGCTTGGTGGAACATTGGCACAAACAGGTATAGCAACCTTTGCTGCCAAAGCTGAATTTGATGACGACGTTTGTGTATCTGGTAATACTGTACTTGTAGGTAATTTAACAGTAGGAGGTACTACTACTATAGGAGGTGCTGTTAGTATTGCAGGTGCTTTAAGTGTTGGTGGTACAGCTAACTTTGCCAGTACAGTTACCATAGCAGGTGCTAATGTACAAGCTGCAAATGCAAAGGTTTGTGCCAGTGCTTACTATGGTGATGGTTCTAATCTTACTAATGTTACTGCTTCGGTTGAAGGAAATATATCAGTTAATAATGCAACAATAGGTGGTAATCTTTATGTAGGTGGGACAGTTACTATAGTTGGGAATACTACTCTTACTGCTAATCTAGCTGTGGGTGGAACTGCAATAGTTGTAGGTAAGGCAGAGTTTAATGATGATGTATCTGTTTCAGGTAATGTAAATATAGGAGGTACAACTACCATAGGAGGTGCTGTAAGTATAGCAGGTGCTCTTAGTGTAGGAGGTGCTACTTATTTTGCCAGTACTGTAACTATAGCTGGTAATACTACACTCACTGGTACATTAGGTGTAGGCGGAGCTGCTACGTTTGCAAGTACTGTAACTATAGCTGGTAATACAACATTAACAGGTACATTAGGTGTAGGAGGTGCTACTAATCTAGCAAGTACAGTTACNGTAGTAGGAGCAGGTACATTTAAAGATGATGTATCCGTATCAGGAAATACAGCACTGCTAGGTAATCTACTTGTTGGAGGTACTACGACAATTGGTGGTGCAGTTAGTATTGCAGGTGCTCTTAGTGTAGGAGGTGCTGCAAACTTTGCTTCTACTGTAACAGTTGTTGGTGATGCAGTATTTACAGCAGATATACAAAAGAAAACAGCAGGAACAAGCAATTTTGTAGCAGGTGTTAATGCAGGAGATAGTATTACAATTAATGGTAACTATAATGTTGCTATAGGTGATGAAGCTGGTACGGCTCTTACCACAGGAGATTTAAACGTCCTGATTGGCTATGCTGCTGGTGATGGATTTGATACAGAAGGACAGAATGTTGCCGTAGGTGCAAATGCTTTAGGTGGAGCTTCTTATGCTGCAGAATATAATACAGCCATAGGTACTAATGCTGGTGCAGCAATTACTTCGGGAGGCGTAAATGTCTTCGTAGGTTCTAATTGTGGTGATGCAAATACTACTGGTGTTGGAAATGTAGCAGTCGGACAAGAATCTCTTGGTGTTAATACAACTGGAGGCTACAACGTAGCAATAGGTTATAATGCGTTAAAAGTTAATGAGGATGCAGCTAATAATGTTGCTGTGGGTTATAATGCTCTGGCTACTAATGCAACGGGAAGTGCTCTTACTGCGATTGGAACAAGTGCTCTTACGCTTAATACTACTGGTTCTAATAATGTTGCCGTGGGTGCCTATGCGATGGATTCTCATACAACAGGAGCCAATAATGTAGCCGTTGGTCATTCTGCATTAAATGCAAATGACACAGGATCGAATAACTGTGCATTTGGTTTTAATAGTTTAGCAGCAAATAATGGAGCAGGTGCTCAGAATACTGCTTATGGTTACGGTACTCTCGCAGGAAACACAACAGCAACTTATAATGATGCTTTTGGTTACAATGCTCTCGATGCCAATACTACAGGAACAAATAATGTAGCACTGGGGTCTAACTCTTTAGGTGCCAACCAAACAGGAGGACAAAATGTAGCAGTAGGAACCAATGCTTTATTGGTAAATACGGTGTCTAATAATGTTGCCGTGGGCTATAATGCGTTGGCTGCTAATACAACCGGCACTCCAAACATAGCTATAGGCTATAGTGCATTAGCTCTGAATGACGACGGAACTTTTAATGTTGGCATTGGTCATCAGGCTCTTGATGCTAATACGTCAGGGGGTTCCAATATTGCTATCGGTTATGCGGCTCTTGGATCTAACTCCACAGCAAGTAATAACATAGCAATAGGTCACCAAAGTGCAATTACTAACACAACAGGTGCTAATAATACCGTAGTTGGTATGAATGCTTTTTATAATAATACTGAGGGAGCCTCTAATACAGCA